CTCTTGTACCGTTCCCCACCCCCCTTTATCCCCCCTCCCCGTGAGGGGAGTATAAGAGAGGTGGGGTTGATCGGTGTCAACACTTATGCGTATCAGCGCTTTCGCTGTACCTGTTGCATCTTACGTCCGCCTCCCGTGTGCTTCATGCATCTCGGGTCTTCTTTGAGTGGGACGTGAGTGGTGAGGCGTTGTCCGCAGGCTGGGCATTGCCAATGTTGATCGTCAGAACGGCTCATTCTCGTAGTCCACGATCTGGTAATACTCGACGAGTTTGAGGCTGTCGATCAGGTTGTTGATCTCTTGCGTCTGCTCACGAAACATTTCAAACTCAGACGTGTTCACACCGTCCTGCGTGTTGTGGACGTAGGCGAATGAGTCGCTGAAGTCGCAATGCACGTCGGGTACTACGTGGAAGGTTCCGTCCTCATGTTCCTCGACCGTCACGGTGACGATGGGTGTGAACAGGACGTGGTGCACGTTGACGACCTCCTTGTCGCTCATGATCCGACCTCGATGATCATCGACAGCAACTGCTGTTGGATTTGTGCGAGTGCAGCCAACTCTTCCTGCGTCGATCGTGCGAGCGAGCGGTTGTCGACCGTCCGTAGCAGTTTCGTTTGCAGGTTGTCGAGTGCGATGCCGATCGTCTTGAGCAGCGCCTGCGCTTGTGCGAGTGTGATGTTGATGGTGTAGTCATTGGGTTCCATTTCTTCCTCCTTGTGTATTGGGTTTGGTTTGCTGTCAGGTGCGAGTGACGGCACCATGCGGTGCCGTCACCCACACGAGAGTATCAGGAGAAGACCGAGACGGCCTTCTGCGTGAGCGGGAACTTGTCGTCGAGAACTCGACGGATGGCGGCGATGTCACGCCCGTTGTTGCGCACGATGGAGCGGTGCTGCTCGTAGCCCTGCACCGCCATCACCGCATCGAACGCAGACTCGCCACGAGTCTTGTCGTTCCACTCTGCGACGATGCCGCCCCATGCGTTGTCGTACATGGTCTGCGCACGACCCTCTTTGTTGGGGCGCTTGCCGATCACAGCGGGGATCACCTGCTGTGTGAGCGTGCGCTTGTCCGCCTCCATCATCAGGAGACGATCCAGTTCCACGTCGAAGTCGTCGAACGTCGACATCATCAACTCGAGCGACTTGGTCGCCTCGACAGCAATGTCGTTGGCGTTGCGAGTGTGACGGATCACGAACCCCGTGTCTGCACGCCACGGCGTGAACGTGTTCTGGCAGACCCACAACTGGTTCATGTACTTGACGCCGAGCGGGTACATGCCGTTGTGCGACGTGTACAGACCCATGTAGCGGGTCATCTTGTCCGTCTCGTCTCCGTCCTTGCGCACGACCTTGACCATGTCACGGAACTCGATGACGATGAACACGACCTTCCCGCCCCACAGTTCGACAGCGGACACAGGCTGAGCGTCACCACGCACCTTCATCAGCACATCCATGTACTGACCGAGCACCTCGTTCTGCACCTCGCCGTACTTCTCCGAGTGCATGCCGAGGATGCTCCCCTTGTCGGTGCGGATGATCGCAGCGTGATCTTCGGCGTTCTCCATGTTGATGCCGAGGTCACGGAGGGTGTGCTTCTTCACCTGCCAGTCGAGGCCAGCGGTCACGAGCAACTCACGTCCGTCTCGGATGTTGTCGCTGATCTGCACCTTGGTGCCGACGACTTCACCCTTGCTGTTGCGGGACTCACCGAGTCCATGCCACGGAGCCTCACGAAACGCACCGCTGGTAACTCCTCCGATAACACCATTCTTGTCGATTCCCATGATGATCACTTCCCTTCGTTGTTGTTGTTGATGTTGTTGATGTTGCTTGCACTCACCCGAGCCTTGTAGCGCTTGGGCAAGACCTTCTGCGTCTGGAGACGCTTGATGACGGTACGCACCGATGGTGCGGAACGTCCGAGTTGATCAGCGATCTGTACCGCTGTGCGACCACGGACGTAGAGACGCTTCAGCGTGTCGATCTCGTTCTCGCTGTAGCGAGGACGCTTTCTGGCGGTCTCCTCTTCGTCTTCGTCGACGTGTTCGTCTTCGAACAGTTCGTGGTGTCCCGTGAGCACCATGCCCTTGATGAGGAACTTGTAGAGCATCTTCGCATTCTCCGTGGGCATGCGTCCTTCACGCCACATCACGAGGACGTGGTCGAGATGCGTGACGATGGCGGTGTTGCGGTTGATGATTGACTGATTGATCTGCATGTTGTTCTCCTTTGTTTGTGTTTGATTCTACTTCAGATGTGTTGACAAGTTTGTGGGCTGTACGCAGGGACGATGTGATTACCACCTCCTTTCGAAAGTCGTCGAGCGGCGCTCACGCAAGCGACGACGCTCATCCAAACGACCCTGATCGTGACCGACGTAGTAGGCGACGATCACCGACGCCACCCAGATGAATGCCCACAGAACGAGCAACGAATAGAACAAGGCGGTGGTGCTCATGACTCCGACCAATCGATGCGGTAGGCGACACTCGGTTCGCAGTCGATCATCCCGCATTGATGGAAGCACGAGTGATCGGTGTCCTCGTAACCCTCGTCATCGGTGAACTGTCGGTAAGCGGTGACATACACCGCACCGTCGTCCTCCATCCACACCTCGCAGTCTGCTTTCGTCCCATCGGGGAACACGTATGTGAACCAGTCACACCCGTCCCAACCGAACGACATCAGTTGATCTCGCAACGTCTTGCCGACGAGAGCGATCGAGTCCTCGTGCTCCTCCGCATTCGCAAGGAACTTGCCTGTGATTTCTTCGTTGATGGTCATGTTCATTTCTCCTTTCACTTGGTCTTGTTGGTCTTGGGCTTGATGGTCGGACAGTTGTGATAGTGGAAGAAGTTGCTCCCACTCCACCGCTTGATCCACTCGGTGCGCTTCTTCGTGAGGACGTTCGTGCGCAGTCCGATCGCACGCTGACACGTCTCGAGAGACAGCAGGCTGTTCCCATCCTTGTCGTAGTAGATCGCACCGAACAGGCTCTCGTAGAACCTGCCACGGTCGTAGAACTCCTGCGCCATGATCTCATCCTTGATGTGCCCGATGTCCACCACGAGTGTGAGCCACACGAGTTGGTCGTACTTCGGTGCGAGCCGATAGCCGACGTCGTCTTGCACCCACAGTTCGTCTTCGGGAAGGTTGCATGCTTGGAAATTGAAGTCGAGTGACATGTTGATTTCTCCTTTGTTTGTTGGGTTATTTGCTGTTGTGATGACCACCCGTCCGACGAAACTGAAACGCACGTTTCAGTCGGACGAGTGGTGCACCGACATCTTGTCAGAGGATCGTGACGTCCACGTCTTCGGTCTCTTCCGAATCGGTGTGCATGTCGATCACCTCAAAGATCGAGTCCTCAAAGCAGAGGTGATTCGCATCGGGATCATTGCTGAAGACATCCTTGATGTGATCCTCGATCTCATCGGGATCGGTTTTGCCCTGCATCGTCTTGATGTTCAACGTGATGCGCTTCTTCACCAGCACCTCGATGTCGATCTCCAACTCACGACGACGAGGGTCGTGCACCTCACCGACATCCCAGCCGAAGTGCATGTTGAACAGCGAAGAGAACGCTTCGATGATGTCATCGTCCTCCTCGTAGTCGGGCAGGAACTCGTTGATCACACGCACCACATGCTTGAGCAGAGACGACTGCTTCTGATGCATGATCTCCAACTGCTCGATGCGAGCCTGCTTCACACGGTCACCCTGCGTCACCATCTCGACGTACTTCTCCGAGTACCAGTTGCCACCGCTGAACTTGGCGACCTGACCGCCCTCGCTCATCCCATTGAACCGCATGAGTTCAAACGGGTTGCGTTCGATGTAGTCGTTGTTGATGTTGTCGTTGCTGTTGTTGTTCTCCATGATTGTCTCCTTTGTTTGTTGGTTGATGTTGTTGTCACCGACGACGTGAAACACGGCGTCAGACCTTGTCAGCGTAAACACGCTGAACGATAGCGGGCATCTTGCTGATCGCATAACCCTTCATGCGCAGATCGACGATGCACCCGCTCGGATCACCGAAACGGAAATCGTCCTCATCGCCCGAGATGACAGGCACATTCTCGTTGAACTCATCGAGATCCATGCGACGCATCACGTCATCACCCTTGCGACGATCAGTCACCACAGCGATGCAACCGCCATGACCACGCCACCCTGCGACACGCTTCTGCAACTCACGATCACGAGCGACACGCTCGCTGTACGAGAACGTGAGACGATAGTTCTCCGTCATCCACGACGAACCCGTGAAGTGCTTGCCCTGAGGCAACACGTCCTCGTTCTTCGTGTAGTCGTACGCATTGACAGCGAGATCACCGAACAAATCCTCGGCAACCAGCCACCACGGAATGTCACTATTCACGTTGAGGCGAAGAGCAATCTCATTCCAGTTGCGAGTCGCCCAACGCAACTCTGCACGAAGCAGAACAGCGAACTCAACAGGATGAGTGATGAACGCCTCGCTACGCCACGCACGAGCCTTCTGCACCGACGTGAGTTCACCCTTGCCATGCTTGCCGACACACGTCTGCACACACGACCCAGCATTCGGACACATGTTGACCTTGCGACCATTCAACATCTCGTGAACGAACGACGACATCGTGAGTGAATACGTATCCATCTCATTCTTCGCCAGTTTGGCGTTGTGCTTGCCCTTGCCGAGCAACGACCACGAATCAGTCGTGTACCCGTACTGTCGTCGCACGTCACCGATCACACGACGAGCATGAGCCATGCCCGACGCAGTCAGATCCACGTTCGCACGCAACGCCTCACGAATGGCAGGCGCCCACGATTCCATGAACGCATCCACGGACTGAACCTTCTTCAACGAAACTGAAACGCTCATTTCAGTTACCCTCCTCTTCCAGTTGTGCCTGCAGTTCGCAGAGCAACAGAGCGATGCGACCCGCACGATGCGGGTTGCGAGCGCTGTGATGCCGATGCGCCTTCTTGCTCTTCGCCACCTCACGAACGAGGCGGTTGTTGTGCTGATTGATGTTCATTTCATTCTCCTTGTCCTGTCTCATCAGACCCACGGCGGACACCCGTGGATTATGCCTCACGGCATTTCGACTGTGATCAATCCTTGTGGAACGGATTGCTGTTGCACGTCACGCAACAGTTGTCGTGCACGATCTTGTCGCCGTCCTCATGCCACGAGAACTCGTCCCAGATGTCCTCGTCGCACTCATCGCACACGTTGATCACCTTGATCAGAGGATGACCGCCCATGCGACCACCATCCATCCCCGACAACGTGTCACACAGCGAGAACAGAGCGAACGTGGCAACATCCATCAACATCTTTGCATCGCCAGCGAACACGTTCTTCAGATAGTTGCGCAACAGATCATTGCAAGCATCCTCAAGCGTCCTCACGTCGTTGTTGAAGTAACGGGTCATTTCATTTCCTTTCAAACACCGATCAGTTGTTCACGGTGTAGCGCCTCGCCGTGCAACGAACACGGCGCAAACACGCTTTGCGAATGCGTGCTAGGCAAACTGAAACGCACGTTTCAGATCAGGCGAACTCCTCCTGAAGAGCGAGGAACAGCGCACGACGCTGACGCTTGTCCATCTTCGCCAACATCTTCTCGGCCTCAGCCTTCGGCGTCGTCTTCTTCTCCGACACCGCACGCTGACCCGAACCCTTCATCGTCTCACGAACATGATCGATACCCATGTCGGTGCCGAAATCCTCACGGACATAGCCAGCCTTCAGAGCACGAACCACCACACCGACAGTCGTGCGAATCGTGCCCTCCGTGTTGCGCTTCGCACCCAAGAAAGTCGCCGCTTCGGCGTACTTGCTCGCATTGCCCTTGTAGTTCGCCACGCACTCCTCGCCCGCATGCCACCACCAATCCAACGACAACGCCTCGCCCGCTTGAACGTTCTGCTCAATCGCAACGAAGTTGTTCTTGTTCGGGTAGTTCTTCGGGCACCACTTCATGATCTTGTTCATTTCATTTCCTCCAAACGCCAATCAGTTGTTCATGGCGTAGCGTGCAGTCGGGGAACGACCCCGAACGATTCACTCTCTGCACCCAAACTGAAACGCACGTTTCAGTTTCAGTTTCGGACATCAGTAACCACGAGCACCAGCGACGTACTCAATCTCGCCCACCACATACTCACGCACCAACACACCACCACGCATCTCGCACATCTCAAGATCCACGAACGCCTGCAACGCACGACGAACATCATCACCACGACCCAACGGCTCCGTGCGACTCTGCACCATCGTCAACGACCACGCACCATCATCGTCGTTCACCGACAGAGTCCACTCGTAGTCACGACTCTCAAGCGTGCGACGCACGCAACTCACGAACCATACCGCATCCATCTCATATCTCCTTGATCTCTTGTCTCGGGAACACCCTGCTCCCACCTATTGGGGAGACGGGAAATCCTGCCCGAATCCCCTTGTGCCTGTACAGGGCGACTGTTCGTCCTGTGCACCCCGATCGGGACGATGGAGGGGGTGCATGGCCCCCCACCCGTACAGCGCTATAAAGGAGTCTCTCTGTGGAGGGCCGAATTGGTGTGCGCTGATATGTTGGGGGGTAAATGAAGGAACCCCCCGTATGGGGGGTTCTGTTTGTGGGACTCCTGCTGGTCAGGATACGTTTATGGTGTGTTTGTCGCTGCGACTGTCGATGCAGGGTTTGTAGACGGCGATGGCTGTGGTGTATTGTTCGCTGTGGGTGTCCCATGTTGCTGCAATGTGGACGTAGTTGGGGGTTTCTCCGACAAGGAATCCTGTGGTTTCGAGGATTCGGTCGTGGTGTGGGGTTTCGAGGTCGTACCAGTTGTCTTCGATGGCGTAGGTGTCCCACCAGCGGATGGTGATGCGGGGCGGGGTCACCATTTCACCTTGTTCGCCCAGTAGGCTGCGGACATGGGGCCACGGGCGATGTTCTTGGCGTGGCGTGCTTTGAACGACTCACGTTTCTGGGTCATGCGAGCGGATTCCCCTGCTTTGGGTTTCCCTGCTGTCGACGCACCTTGTTCACCGAATCGGATGGTCTTGATCTGTCCGCCTGATTTGGCGACTACGATGTGGGACTTCTTGGGGTGGTCTGGGGTGCGCTTAGGCTTGTTGTAGCCTGAGACTCCTGCACGTGCTAGGCGGGGGTCTTTCTTGGCAGCCATCAGGACTTCTTGCCGTACTCACGGCGGCGTTCCGCCGCACTCTCGGTCTTCTCATGGCCCTTCTTGGGGACGACCATCTTCTGACCTGTCTTCTTTGCCGCCTTCTTGGCGGCAGCATAGCCAGCCTTCGTGTACGGGAACTCTTTCTTTCCAACCTTCGGCATGTTCGCTCCTGTCGTCGCAACTTGTTACTAGATCAACGGCTGCGATGCTACGCAGCAGCCGTTGATAACTGGGTGGCCCCTAACAAATAGTTACCTCGTTACATCGTGAACAAGTGAACAGGTAACGAAGTTGCCTGTTGGTGTGAGCATCGAGGAGAACGTGCTGGACGCCCGCCAAGAGGCATATGTTGTATGGCTTTGCACGCCCCCGTCCGAACGTGACCCTTCCTCCAAAGAGAAGTACGCCGAGTCGATCGGGGTGAACGTCACCACCCTCCGCCGCTGGGAGAAGAAGGACGTCTTCCGTAAGAAGTGGCAGGAGAAGGTCGACGACATCCAAGGGTCGCCTGAGCGTTCTCAGCGCCTTCTGGACACCTTGTACAACGCCGCTTTGGGCGGCGACATCAAGGCGGCACAGTTGTATCTGCAGGCTACGAATCGGATGGCTCCGCCGTCTGTGACGGTGAAGTCTGAGACGTCGGTCGCTCAGTTGTCTGACAAGGATTTGGACGCCCTCATTGCGGCGGCTGCCGCTAATGAGATGGAGTCCCGTCGTCTTCGTGCTGTATGAGCGAGATGGTGGAATGTCCGTTGTGTGGGATGGAGTATCCGCCTGCGGCATGTCATTGGCAATGTCCTGCCTGTGCGGGTGAGGGCGAGCAATATCCTCAGAGGATGAGGGACGAGGATGGAACTGACTGAACTGCTGAACGAAAGGGAGTGGCGGCGTTGCCGTGGCCCTGAAGATGCCAGCATCGACGAACTTGTAGACGCATTCGCTTACTTCTGCGAGAACTACTGGCACATCAAGCATCCTGAGCAGGGGCGTATCAAGTTTGAGATGCGTGAGGCGCAGATCGAGACGATTCGTGCTTGGATGTCGAACCGTTATTCCGTCGTGCTGAAGGCACGACAGATCGGGTTCTCGACTTTGGCTGCCGCTTATGCGTTCTGGTTGACGTTCTTCTGGGCTGACCGTTTCGTTGTCATGCTGTCACGTACGGAACGTGAAGCAGCCAAGTTGCTACAGAAGTCGAAGTACGGGTACAAGTTCATTCCCATGTGGATGAAAGAGCGTGGCCCCGACTTGACGTCGGACAACCAGTTGAAGATGACGTTCTCTAACGAGTCTGCAATTGAATCGTTGCCTTCGGGCAACGATCCTGCTCGTGGTGAGTCGGTGTATCTGGTGGTTGTGGACGAGATGGCGTTCTTACCGAACTCCGAAGAGGCGTGGGCTTCTATCGAACCGATTGCTGACGTGGGTGGTCGGGTTATCTGTCTGTCTACGGCAAACGGATCAGGTAACTTCTTCCACCACCTCTGGGTTGGATCTCAGAACGGCACCAATGCGTTCACGGGCATCTTCTGGCCTTGGTCGGCTGGCGACCGTAACGACGACTGGTACGAAACCAAGTTGAAGACGATGCCGTCATGGCAGTTGCATCAGGAGTACCCACGCAACCATGATGAGGCGTTCATCAAGTCGGGTAACCCCGTGTTCGATCTGGACGCTCTAGTCGAGTATGAGACGGAGGAACCTCGTCGAGGATTTCTTCACAAGTTCACAAAGAAGCAGGTCGAGTATCGGGTGACGCCCGATGGCGAGTTTGCTGTGTGGGAAGAACCGCATCCCGAAGGCGTGTACGTGATCGGCGCTGACGTTGCTGAGGGTCTGGGTCATGGCGACTACTCGTCGGCCCATGTCATTGACGCCCGCAACGCTCTTGTCGTCGCCCATTGGCATGGGCATATTGAGCCAGACTTGTTCGGTGAAGCGCTGGCTGAAGTCGCTTGGTGGTACAACGGCGCACTTCTGGGCGTCGAGAACAACAACCACGGTCTGACAACGCTGAAAGCGTTGCAGCGCTACGGATACAAGAATCTGTATCGCACCCGCCGTTTGCAACAGCGCAACCCTGAGGCAACGGAGATTCTGGGCTGGCGAACTACAGCGGCGACAAAGCCGTTGGCTATCGATGAGTTGGCTGCCTCGATCCGTGACGGGGCGATCGACCTGCGTGATGAGCGGACGATTGCAGAGTTGCGAACGTTCGTCCGTGACCCTAACGGCAAGATGCACGGTTCTCCTCATGACGACCGTGTGATGTCTCTTGCTATCGCCCATCAGATGTTGAAATACGTTTGGCTGCCAGAGTACATGGCTGAAGCGCCAGCCCCGCAATACAGTTTGGATTGGTTCTCGAGACTGTCTCTTTCGGGGAAGATCGGTGACGATCGTGTACCTTTGGGCGCATTCAACGTCAGATCGTAATAGGTAACGCACGCTATTAGATGTGATGGGAATGTTTCTATGCGAAGAATGCGGAAAAGCCGAGGTTGTGGATATTATTCCACGTCGTGGCAAGATCTGTTTTGGATGCCACATCAAGGGCATTCGTTTGGGATTTGCCCACGGGAAGGAAGACTTCCACGGGCCAACCATCAGGGAACGTCAACGTCTGCAGGAGCAGCAAGCGGCTGACGCTGGCATCAAGGCCGAACCCGTAGGACAGCGGTGGGTGTGATCTGACATGTGGTGGGTTCCTATTGTCGTCGCCGTCATTGGCGGCCCCATGATGTGGGGTCTCAGTAGGTTTGACAAACGGAACACCCAACAGCATGCGGAGAACCAGAAGGTTCTCCTGCGGATCGAAACCAAAGTCGATCACATCGACGAACGACTCGACAACCATATCGACTACCACCTCAAGGAGGGGCTATGACTTACAAGGATGCTTTCAAGCGGGCAGTTGCGACGTTTGTGGCTGGCGCTACCGCCAGTCCGCTCACGTCGGCTGTGTTCAACATCGGATTCCTCAAGGCTGCTGGCATCGCTGGCCTCATTGCTGTGTGGAACCTTGTTGCTCGTTCCGCTCAGGCTTGGAATGAAGCCTGATGGCCCGTCCGTCTAACGCCGACATTCTCGGCAAGTACAAGAAGAAGATTTCCGTCGCCAAGAAGTGGCGACGTGAAGAGGACTATGACGGCACTTGGCGCCGTCTGATCGACTTGTACCGTGGACGACACTTTGAAGACGTGTCGCCCGACGACCGTCTTCTGGTCAACATCTCGTTTTCGACCGTCAACGTGATTGCTCCCGCTGTAGCGGTGAACTATCCGAAGATCGCCGTGAATGCCCGCCGACCTGATTCGGCGGCACAGGCTCTGATCACAGAAGCAGTCATCAACTACTGGTGGCGTCACTACAAGGTGCGCCCCCAGTTCCGTCGTGCCGTCAAGGACTTCCTTGTTGTCGGTCACGGTTGGCTGAAGGTCGGCTACCGCTATGTCGAGGAAGAGCAGATCTCGGAAGATGGCGATCAGTCGGAACAGATTGCTGGTAACGAGATCACGCCAACAATCGTTGTTACAGAAGACAGACCGTTTGTTGAACGTGTATCGCCGTTTGACGTGTTTGTTGATCCTGATGCCACTTCGATCGACGACGCACGGTGGATCGCCCAGCGCATCCGCCGTTCGGTGAAGGACGTCAAGTCTGACAAGCGGTATTCAAGGTCTGCTCGTGACATGGTGGAAGCCACGTCGTGGGGTCGGTATGACGCTGACGAGCCTACGTCACGTCAGCCGAAAGACAAGGAAGAGGGCTACGTCGAGGTCTGGGAATACTACGACATCCCGAAGAACATGATGAGCGTGTTCTCGGATGGATGCGAACAGTTCCTTGTCAAGCCGATGAAGATGCCGTATGCGTTCGGTCATCCGTTCGTGATGATTCGCAACTACGACGTTCCCGACCACTTCTACCCGTTGGGTGATCTTGAGGCGATCGAGCCGTTGCAGCGTGAACTGAACGAGACTCGTACGCAGATGATGAACCACCGTAAGCGGTACGCACGTAAGTACCTCTTCAAGGAGTCTGCGTTTGACGCAGACGGTCGTGATGCGCTCGAGTCGGACTACGACAACACGATGGTGCCCGTTGCCAGCGACGAGCCGTTGACCAACGTTGTTCAGCCGTTCCCTGCGGTCGTCACTCCGCCCGAGTTCTACCGTCAGTCCGACATCATCGAATCTGACATCAACATGGTGTCGGGTGTGTCGGAATATCTGCGTGGTTCGCTGCCTGAGATTCGTCGTACGGCGACGGAAGCGGCGATTGTGCAGGACGCTGCGAATGCTCGTGCTGCTGACAAGTTGGCGACTATCGAGCAGGCGATTGCCGAGGTTGCTTCACGACTTGTGCAACTCGCCCAGCAGTTTATGACTGGCGAGCAGGTTGCTCGTGTGGTCGGTCGTGAGGGTGACCCTGTGTGGGTGACGTTCGATGCCGACTATATCTCAGGCGAGTTTGATTACGAGGTTGAGGCTGGTTCTACCGCTCCGATCAACGAGTCTTTCCGTCGTCAGATGGCATTGCAGATGGTTGATGCAATGGCACCGTTTGCGCAGATGGGAATCATCAACATGCAGGCGTTGGCGACGCATGTTCTGCAGTTCGGTTTCGGTGTCAAGAACCCCGATCAGTTCATGCAGGCTGCACCGCAGCCGCAAGGCCCAGAGATGGGTGGCGGCATGCCGCCCGAAATGGGTGGAGGAATGCCACCCGAGATGGGTGCTCCTCCGATGTCGATGCCCGATATGGGTGGCGCTATGGCTCCGCCAGCGGCGACACCTGAGGCGTTGTCTGGGATCGATCCGTCAGTTCTTGCGGCGTTGACATCTCGTATGAACATGGAATTGCCCAACTCGATGTAACGCATACTCCTTCTGGTAGAGCAACCAAATAGGACTCAGGAGGAACATAGGTGGATACCACCGATTATAGCCCCGATGTAGACCCCGTTGAAGACGGACAAGTCGACGAGATGGGCGGAGCCGATGATGCACCCGTCATTGATGTCAATGAGTTTGGCGATCACTATGTGACTGTCAAAGTCGATGGGATGGATGTGCGTGTGCCCCTATCGGAGGCAATTGCTGGTTACAGCCGTCAAGCGGACTATACCCGCAAGACGCAGGAACTAGCGTCGCAGCGTCAGGAACTTCAATGGGCTTCTGCTATCAGGCAGGCTTTGGAGAACGATCCTGCTGGAACCATTGATCTGCTTGCGGATCATTACGGTGTGAGCCGTAAGGAAGCGCAACGTATGATTGATGATGACCCGTATTTCGATTCGGGTTTCCAGATGGACGATCCATCAGCCAAGCGCATTCAGGAGATGGAGGGTCGAATCTCCGCCTTCGAGAAAGCGCAAGCACAGCAGGAACTCGAACGGGAGATCTCGAGGTTGCAAACAACCTACGGCGACGATTTCGATGCTCAGGAGGTTGTGGCTGCTGCCGTTGCGCAGGGGTCTACGAATCTTGAGGCAGTCTTCAAGCAGATCGCCTTTGATCGTGTTACTGCCCGACAGAAGGTCGAGGCTAGTAAGGCGGCTGCAAAGGTCGAGGGGAAGCGTCAGGCATCTGTGGTGTCTGGTGCGTCTTCTGCGAAGACGGCGAGCGACGACGTGGGGACAATCCGTTCAATCGCAGACGCTTGGGCTGCCGCCAAACGGCAGCACGGGGTCTCATAAGTCCTAAGGAGGACACATCATGGCTATTCACGGAGACGCTCTCCAGACACTTCTCGCAACCACGGTTGCGAACTACCGCAAGACGCTGACGGACAACGTGTTCAACGCACGTCCGCTGACCTACTTCCTCATGGACAAGGGTCGCATCCGCATGCTGAACGGCGGAACCAACATCGTCGAGCCGCTGATCTACGGTGAGAACACCACCGTGGCTTCGTACTCGGGCTACGACACCATCTCGCTCACCCCGCAATCGGGCATCACCGCTGCCGAGTTCGATTGGAAGCAGTACGCTGCTTCGGTCGCTATCTCGGGCATCGAGGAGGCTAAGAACAACGGTGAGCAGGCGATGGTGAACCTGCTCGAAGCGAAGATCATGCAGGCCGAGGAGTCGATGAAGGAAGGCTTCAACGCCATGTTCTTCGGTGACGGCACGGGTAACTCGGGCAAGAACTGGAACGGTCTCGGCAACCTCGTCGAGTCGGGCAACAGCGTCGGCGGAATCGATTCGTCCAGCGAGACTTGGTGGCGTTCGTACGAGGAGAACACCGCTGGTGCTTTGACCCTCGCTCAGATGACCACCGCCTACAACACCGTGTCGGTCGGAAACGATCATCCCGACATGGTGCTCGGCACCCAGACCCTGTTCGAGAAGTATGAGAGCCTGCTGCAGCCGCAGTTGCGCTACACGGACACCAAGACTGCAGATGCTGGCTTCCAGAACCTGCTGTTCAAGGCTGCTCCCGTGGCGTACGACGTGGACTGCCCCGCTGGCACCATGTACTTCCTGAACAGCAAGTACATCACGCTGGTCGGTCACAGCGACAAGTGGTTCGAGGTCACGCCGTTCGTGAAGCCCGAGAACCTCGATGCTCGCTACTCGCTGATCCTGTGCTACGGCAACCTGACCGTGCGCAACCGCAAGAAGCAGGGCAAGTTGACGGCGAAGACCGCCTGATTCTTCCCGACAAGAACATGGAAGCCCGTCCCTTTGGGGGCGGGCTTCTGTGTTCGTAGGTAACGAAATTGGCTATTGATGATGGCTGGAACACCCGCATACGCCCTGTACGGAGTACCTGCAACTGCAGCGTCTCGACCCTACGCTACCGCCGACGCATCACCTGCGCC